AGGATTTCACCTGTCCAGTTGGGAAGGTTAAAAATATATCCATTAGTGATGATAATGAAGGAATTATTGATATTGAAAACGGTGCTTCCTGCCGCCGCCGAGTTTAATATGTTAGTCGCACTTGTCAATACAAATCCATCAAACGTTACTGCTCCCGAAGTAGGAGGAGTATGTTGACCCGTAATAGTTGCGGCTCCATCAATACTCATAAAGGTAATACTAGAAGTGATATTGAGATCTTCCGTATACGTACCGGGCTGAACCCAAATCATATTGGTTCCACCAGCAGCGGTTGCTGCGTCGATAGCGGCTTGAATAGTAGTATACCCAGCTTCTCCAGACGGTCCTACGACATAAGGGGTGATAGGAAATCCACCTTCCGCATCGCGATTAATAGTAAGGGTACTACCCGCACCGTCTACAGTAATCCCATCCCCTCCAAGGATGTTAATATTTCCTGCAGTAGGAGAAAGGGCTCCCCCCGTATCTCCCGTAAGAGTATCTACATCAGAGCTTCCTGGCCCTAATATGGACCATGTCGCGCTTCCACCTGATACATTGGCTAAACCATAAATTTGAGAAGTGGTTTGATCGACCCAGATTTGCCCTACTTCATAAAATTTTGCATCGGTAGAAGTGGGAGCCCGTTGAGCTCTCACAGGGACTGGGAATACATCTTGTAATGGGTTGTTGAGTCCGTAAGATTTAGTACGTTTAGCCATTTGGTAACCTAAAATTAATGTTTGTCATTTGATTTACTATTACGACAACTATTTAATTTAAGTCTTGTAACCAATGCATTTTCTATGGTATTATACAGAAAAGCAGGAATACAGAGATGCATGGGCCTAAGAATAAAAGATTAACGATAAATATTTCTGAAGAATTAAAAGCAAAAATTAAAGGATATTCGGCTTTGACTAATACTCCTCTTGGTGTCTTTGTTAATCGAATATTGATTGAGAAAGTCCAAAAGATTGAGAAAGGTGAAGACGCATACCTTAAAGTAGAAAGGAAAAAATAATGGAATGGACGCAAGTATTAACTATCGCTGGATCTACCATTGGAGCGGTGTGGTTTATGCATCGGGAATCTTATAACGAAATGAAGGATTTTCATGGTCGGTTATGCCGATTGGAAGAAAAATATATCCAGCTCATGGAAAAAAGCCTTCGGGAAAGTGTAAAAGAAAAAAAGGGATAACGCATGTCATTTATTTTAGGGGTATTAGGAATAGGGGTAGGAATTTATTTTTGGATTAATTCTTAGGATTCTACTTCAACATCTAAAAATTCCCAATCTTCATTGGGATGTTTTTGTTCCAAAATCTTTTTAGCAGCTTTTAAGGCTTGAGATCCTGCGGCACCTTTATTACTTCGAATAGCTTGAAGGGCTTTATTAGAAACGTTCTGTAAGCGCGGATTGGTTAAAAGTTCTTTAGAAAGAAGACGGATAGCCATTTCCGATGCTACTCCTTTTAAAAGAATCGGATTGGCTGTGGCAATACTGGAGACTATAGCTGCCCCTTCTCCTTTATTTAACCATTTATCAATCATATCTGGTTTTAAAGCTTTCGCCGCTTTTTTATAACGGGTATAAAGTTCATTAGTAAGCTCAAAATCTTTAGCCAATTGAGGATCAGTATCTCGAAGAATTTCGCGAATAGGAGTTTTAAGAGCGTTAATAGATTTTTTGCCCCCTTTTACCGCATTCCAGTTTACTGCATTATTAATATCTCCCCAGAATCCAATAAGTTCTTCGGGAGTAGCTCCTCGATTTCGAATGGTTTCCATACTGTCTTCGATAAACTTAATGGCTCCTTCTTTTTCAGGAGAAGCTTTGAGAGTGGTCCGTAATTTTTTATTTATTTCTCCGAAATCTTTTAAAAGCTTTTCATTTTGTGAAGCACTTAATCGTCCATGTTGAGAAGCTTCTTCTCTCACTAAATCATAAGCCCCCCCTAATTTTTCATTTATCTTTTTGAAAGACTCCGCAGTTTTTTCACTTTTGCGAGCTAACTTAGAAAAAGTAGCTAATTTCTTTTCACTTTGCAGCAGAGGAGTAAGTTCTTTTTCTGTAAGCCCCACCTGGCGTCCTCTTTGGACTAATTCTTTTCCTTTCTTAGAAGCCGGAGCTAATTTTTTTCCTAGCCCTCCCAAACCTAGAGTGGCAAGAATTTCAGCTATCACTCCTGCCGTAGGAGAATCCGTAACTTGTTCTACTCCTTCGCCGATCCCAGCCCCGGCTCCCAGAGCTGCTAAAGCTTTTCCTCCCGCTCCTAAAGAAGCTCCACTTCCGACCGCTTCTCCTATGCGCCTAGAAAATTTCCCAGGCGTAGTTTCCGGTGAAGTTTCTACTCCTAAAATTTGGGCAAACTCCTCTACTTCTTTAGAAGAGGGCAGCCGAGAATATCGGGGGACAATATCATCATCATCCGTAAGAGCCATGAGATCATAGATAGAAGGTTTATACCCCGGTTGATGCATTCTTTCCAAAGCCTCAAACTCTCTTTGGCGTTGAGATTCTTCTCCGGGAAGTGTTTCTTCGGACTGCAGGTTTAACAGATCCAGAATATCCCCATAGGTCCCAAAGAGCCCTTTAGCGCCGCCAATAGCAGCTTGTTTAGCGATATCTTTACCCGTAGAAGAAGGGGTAGAGGGAGCGTCTATTACTCTCCCAAATTCCACTGTCTCTTCTTCTAGGAGTCTTCCAAATGTTTTGGTGCTCATCGACTTAATTTATATCCTGCGGAACGCGCCGCTTTTACATCTTTTTTTTCTACTGCTCTACGACGGCCTTGAGGATCAATCATAATGACTTCAGTTTCCTTTACTTCGGTAGGAGTAGAAGTGGATTGGATCTCTCTTAAACGTGCTTCTAATTCCTTTTGTTCCGCATCTGCAAATTTTTTAAGCTCTTTACGGGTGCGTTGACCAATATTGCCTTTGATATACCCAAATTTTTCTTCATCTTCTTGAGCTAATTTATCAATAATATCGAGTTGAGCTTTTTCAATCGCAAGCTCGCTCTTTAAAGCTTCAATAACGGTACGGTTAGCTGCTTCGGACCGTCCTATTTTAGGAAGCATCTTTTGAATTTGCTGTTCTATCCATTGATTAGGACGCGTTCCCGCTCTTTTTAAGGAACCGAGAAAATATTCTTTTCCGGAAGAAATAAATTGAGCTCCTTTAGGAGTTCGGAGTCCTTCTATCCCGGTTATTTCTGCTACATTATCGGGAGAAAAGAAACCTAAATTTCCTTCTTGGACTGCATCTTCCATTAATGATAAAGCGCTTTCTTTTTGAGTAATGCCCTCGGCTCTTTCATCGGCCCGAGCAAGAATAGGTTTGGCTCTCTCAAATTCTCTTTTGGCCCTAGATTCCGTTTGTTTAATTTGAGATTCTTTTTGTCCTTGAAGAAGTCGTGCGAGATTGGGATCTTGCATTCCTACGGCTAAAATCGCTTCATCTGATACCCCTCCTCCTGGAGTAGCAGACTGAGAAGCTATCCCTTCAGCTGTTTCGGTTCCTCCTCCTCCTAAGCCCCGGAGAAGATTCTCAAGCCTTTCATGTTTCATTTTTTCAAGTTTATCCTGGGCCAGAAGTTGGAGACCTGAACTGAGACCTTGTCCAATTGCACTTCCAAAACGTTGACCCGCAGAAGGGGTAGGATCTTCAAAAGATTCGGGAGTTGTATAAATAGTCATTTTAACCTCTTAAAGTAAAAAGGGTAGGGCTTGAGCCAATCCTTGAGCTGCTCCTACTCCTACGTTTTCTATAAACCCGGGCTCTCGAGGTCGTGTGTATTGATATCTCCGTGGGGCTAATGCAGGCCCAAGTAATTGTAAGAGTTGAGAAAGGGCATCTCCTTGCATTCCGATCCGTTGAGAAAAAAGGTTTTCCTCCAGTTCTCTTCCCGCAGTCCCAAGAGCCTGTCCAAAAGCAGAAGAGCGTTGGGACCCTTCTCCAAACTCTCCGGTAAATCTTTCGGCTATGGTGGGAAGGGTTTTTTGTTCAAAGTCTCTTCGAGCCGGTCTTTGAAAAGCCTCAAAAGTTGTGGCATCTCCCCCTAAAATATTTTGAAGATTTTGAACTCCACTCCCTAAGGGGGATTGAATGGATCCCAGAATCTGATTAAGAAGATTTTCCTGTTGGGGATTATAAATAGGCTTATTTTTTGTTTTGGAGCCTTTGCCAAATAAGAAATCCATGAATGCCATATTTACCTCTGATCTAAATTTTCTTTTACACCACTTTAATATATTCTACAACTACGAAGCATCGGGTATAAATAGTGTAATTAGCGGTGGTCGTAGTAATAGCAACGTTTGTGGCTCCCATAGATAATTGAACTCCATCTGCAGGAGCCGCCACATTGACGTAAGGGATAGGAATAGCCGCTTGCAGGGTAGACGCCCCGGGATCGGTAGCCGTTGCATAGAGTCGGACAATAGAAAAATCTTGCGTTGTAGAAATTCCGTGGGCGACATTTTTAGTAGTGGCATTAGGGAGGGCGCCAAAATCTATGACTTTCCTAAACACATTTCTATAATTTAAATTTCCCGCGGTAGTGGTAGAAAAGGTAGGAAGAAATTGTTGCCCAGTCACCACTTCTTCAGAGTCATAAAGTCCACTGTCTTTAGTATTTACTGCCGCAGCTATATTGTTAAGATATTCCCGCAATTTAACATCGTACTCTTCAAAGTTATCTTCGGGAAAAATATAACTTTCAGGAATAAAATTATTAGGGTTTCCATTTAAAGAGGCGCTCATCCTATAATCCGACCTTGTGGTTCTGCATAAAAAATCATGGCATGGAGTTCAAAATCAGACTGAGAAATTTCTAAGTCTCTCATTTGGGTATCATTCATGAAAAGTAAGAGCTGAAGAAATTGTGCTTGGGCCTGGATATAATATCTATGCCAAATTTGTTGCTGATTAACTTGGAACGATTGTGTGTCTTCAACTTTTGTATATAGAGTATTACTACCTAGTAATACATCCGCGTCAACTTGATCTTGTATGGCATCCCCGGAGGCGGTATCGATTAAGTAGTTTAGAGAAATTTCTCCGTTGGTAGTCCGATTAAGAAGGAAATCCATATATGGGACTCTAAACTGTTGTCCAATGGGGGTGCCGGGATTGAATTGCTTGCTCAAGATTTTTAAATTGCTAATGCGAGAAAGCTTTCCTCCTCCCGTATACGTCCCCGTAAAAGTGGTATCTAAAACAATGGTATCGCTATCTACTACCTGTTGGACCTGAAAAACAGTTCCATTTAGAGAGGTAATTCCTTGAGCATCTTCAACTAAAACATAATCTTCTTCTTTTAAATTATGATCGACGACCGTCAACCGCGAAGTACCAGAGTTCATATCCGTGATGTAAAGAGATTGAGAATTAGAAGAGAGTCCACTATCAATCACAAAAACAAACCCCTCTTGATTTCCCGCCACAATATCGGGGAAAGCGGATTGAAAAAGTGGGGACCCCCACGGATCGTTCCACTCGGCCCATGTAGGATAGATATCTTCTACCGTAGCCCAAGTAAGGTCAGAATCTTTTTGATAATACCCAAAACAGGTGAAGGAATCATTGAAGAAAGCCCATGTATTATTGCGGTAATTATAGAGAAAAATACGTGTGGGATACGTTGGGTTATCAGTATCATCAGGAAAAGACCAATATACAACTTCATTATAATAATCCCGTATACCATAAACGCGCTCAGGACCATCATTCCCATTATGAATCTTAAAAACTTCATCAGGTATTTTTTCATCAATTCTCGTAACATTAACCCCATTACAACTATGTACCCCCACATTCCCTACTCCCAAGACAGCTTTGTCGAATCCCACAACCGAAAAAGAACTTTCACATCCCAATTCGTTATTGATTTGTTGCCACCGAAAAGGGAGAGCAGTATTACCTGTATAAACCAGTTCCCAGGTAGATCGTTCAAAATAAACGATTAAGCGGTCTTTGATATAATCAGCGGTGATAATTTGTTCTTGAGTAGGAGCATCGATAAACCCCCCCCTTCCCGCAGTATCATCGATCCAGGAAGTAGTGGCATTAGTAGGATCCCCATTTTGAGAAAAGCGACACCGATTGGGATAAGACCGATCGGTTCCTCCCTCATCTTCGATGGTGTTTAAAGCTACCAATCGATCTTTAAAGGGAAGAATAATCCGAGAAGTTTCTAAAAAGCGATTGGTTCCTCCGCTATTTAGTTGAGGACGCAAAGTTGTCCAAGTTGAAGACCCATCCGGGATATATTTAATATTATCCGCGGCAACAAAATTTACCGTGTAAAAAAAGGTTTCATAGGGATTGGCGCCTCTATAATTAGAACTCCAAAAAAAGTTGGCATCATCCCCCGTCCATGCCGCTGTTCCTAATCGAATCCATCCGGCGCCGCTCCTTTCATAAGCAAACTGGGTATCAAAAGCAATTAAATTTTCTGTATTTACGGAAGCGCCCTCTCTAACACGCAGTCCCATTACCGGTTCAGCCGGATAAAAGAAACAGGCAGTTGTGGCCGCAGCTCCATTAATAACTAGCGCCCCCGTAGTGGTATTATAAGTGGCAACTGTAGCACTTCCAGTATCTAATAAAGTAGCGGGGGTTCCAGTAACGTTGACCGTAAACACTTCGCTTCCAATAGAAAACATCTGTCCCACTTTAAAAATTGTTCCCGGAACGGTCGTGCTGATATTTCCCGATCCATCCGTGTTTCCTAGATTAATACGTAAACGAGAATTGAGATCATTGGATCCAATGAGGGAGTATCCAAATCTTTTTCGGACTCTTCCTCTCCATACATAAACGTCTTCTAAATCGAAATATGCATCTTCAGGAAGATAGAATGGCTCTATATTGTTTTGTTCCCCTTCTTCCAGAGGACCGATTAAAAAACTTTTGAGTACCATTTAACTCCCTATGACTAAGTAATTATAGGTAGTGGCTGTTGAAGCCGTATCGGTTCGCCGCGAACCAAACACACTAATTCCGGTTGTAGAGACCGAACGAAAGGTTGCAAAGGTATTAGGGGTCCCACTAGAATCGGCGGTTACTACAAATCCTGTATACACCGCATTAAAAACCGGAATGGTAGCCGCCGTAGGAAAATTGGTCGTGTGCGCCCCACTTCCACTGCCTGTGCCCCATTTAAGAAGAATTCCGGACGGAAGACGCGTCCATCCGTTAGCCGATCCTAAAAAGGAAGTGAATTCAATTTCGGTTCCATTAGATTCTCTCCTAATGAACATTTCCGCCACTGATGTAAGAGTGCTTTCTTTAGTGTATAGTCCCATTTCATTAGCACTTGTAGCGGGAGCTGAACTTTGCTCAGGCATTTGAAGAAAAGAATGTTTTCCTTGATCAGTGGCATTAAAATTTCCATGGTTGGTATTAAAAGCAGTACTGATTTCTTGGAAGTTGTCTAGGATCTGAGCTTGACTTTGGGAAGGGTTGTCACTTGCTTGAGGAATATTTTCATTATAAGCCATCTTAAAACCTATTGTTAAAGTTCCCATAAGGGAAAGCTGTCATTTCTGTATAGATCGTCGCCGTTCTTTCATTGGTTTGTTGAACAATGTGACGATGAAGAACGAGATTTTCTTGTTCTTTGAATCCTCTCATAATTTGATCGATCCCTTCAGGGTCTTGAGAATCTTCAAATATCTTTTTCGCTGCCCCATATGCCAAATATTGCCACCACTGCTTAATTAAGGGATCTTGAGTGCTTGAAAGAAGGGCTGCTGGAGTTAAAAAAGCGTTAAATTTGACTGGATACACTTTATCGGGCACAGGACGCAATGTTATGATGTTGTCATAGAATAACACTGCTTGCGGTCTGTTAGGCTGATAGGGCGTAAATGTGAAGGTGATTTCTGTTCCACTTGGAATATTATTTGCAAAAGTGATGGAAACAGCTCCTGTCAAATAATCAATACTTCCTGTGGCTGGGGTTGTGGAGTTACTAATAAGCCAGGTACCGGTAGACCGCGTTTGAGGATTATCCACCACTCGGATCGCAGCATTAGTGTCATCGACTGTTCCCACGGTCACCGAATTTTGAAGCATGGGGACATTCGGGAGGGTTGCCGTATAAGGCCCCGGTGTGCCATTTCCTGATAGCGTGGTAAAAGTATCTCCTAAGGCGGGATAAATTCGAAAAAATTGCTCGCGACTTTGGGAATAAAAACTTTGATACCCATTAATATAGGCTGGAGGCTGGAGATTGTAATACACATCTTGTGCCTGCGAGGGGGCCCCATCAAAATCCACTATTAATTCATTAAACTGGGGAGTGGCGGGAGTGGCTGAGAGCATATTATATTGATCCACATTTGGGATCGTCATAAATTCAAACGTCCCGTTGTTGGAAAATACTCTCAAATGTTCAGGAAAATCATATTGATAGAAGGTATTTACATAGTCATCAATTTGAGCATCGGTAATTTGTTGGGGGGAAGGGCGCCCCGTAAGGCGCCTTACCTTTGTTCTAATAGTCGCTAATGTACTGGGAGCACTCATTTTTCATCCGTTTCAATTTCTTGAAATTCTAAACTTTCAAATGAACATCTCTGTACTTTTTTGCCCACTTCTACCGATGGTTTACCATCAGCATCCAAAACATGAGCATGCTTAGGATAGTAACATTGTTGGTTTAGATGTTTAGCAACCATGAGAGGGATATCATAAATTTCCCCATCTACCATGGTATACTTAAGGACTTCGTCCCCTTTATATTTTTTAAAACTAAAAGTCATTGAACCTCCACGAGGCTCATAGCACCGGAAGATTCCTTTGACCATTTTGTGGTCTTTTTGCCGCATTTTACGCATTTCTTCATCGGTGATTTTCCGCGTATTTCTACGCGCTCTAGGAAGGGTTAATGTAGACATAATGTCTCCTGGTGGTAACGTTTTCTCTGTTTGTCAAAAAAGGGTGGGGACATTTAGTCCCCATCCACTCCAATTATTCATTGGTCACGCTGAAGGATTTACCAGCTCGCCAGTAGATCACATCATTGTTTGTCCCTGCAGGACTGTCCGCGCCTGCAGCTAATTCCATTCCAATAATAGAAACGTTATTAGTTGCGTCGTCGAGAGAGTTTGCAAAGGTTCCATTCGCTGTTTCTCCTACTGGAATGACTTCCGCTAAGGTGAAAGGCACCCCGGCTGTAAGAGGGAAAGAGAATGCAGTAAAGGCACTAGAATCGATATCTACTGTAATGGTGTTATTGGTAGTGTTCACCGCAGTGATGTTTCCAATAAGGTTGTCCATTTCAGTCATACCAAACGCGCTAGGGACTTTAATCCTAACCGCTTGTCCTGCGGTAAACCCATGAGTCACAGACATCGTAATGACCGCGCTTGTAGCTTGGGTAATTGCAGTAATAGTGCGTCTACGAGGATAGAATTGAGGTTGGAAAGGGATCTTTCTCCAGGAACCAGTGGTTCCCGCTACAATTTGGGCCATATAGTCCAAACTAAATGTAGTGGCAGAGAGAGTGTTATTTCCAACGGTGAAATCAATTCCACCAAGTTGTTGAGCTCCAGTTACATTAATAATTCTAACTACATCCCCCGCAGATAAGCCGTTGGTACCTGAGTTGGTAACCACGGGGATAGCCGCATTGGAAATAGCTGTAATGGTAGAATTAAGCGCTCCTGGAGTTTGATCAGAAGTATCTAAAAGAGTAAATCCTCCTGACGCCAGAGCTGTTGTAAGCTGGGCAGCGTTGGCAGCATTGGATTTTCTATATTCAATGCCTGTGCCTGCAGCCATACCTCGTTGCCAATAATATTCCACTCCTACCGCAGTAGTTTGAGTATCGTCATCGGCTACGGTATAGTTAAGAACTTGCATCCAATCCACGTCGGATCGAATGTCTAGAGTCTTAGCTGTACCATCTGAGGTAAATCTTCCTTGTTGTATAATAGTTCCGTTCATCATTGCCTCCTTAGACTGATAGGGTTGATCTGAGATTAATCACCCAAGCATCGTTGGTAATGCGAGGAACTTGTGCGAATTTGTATCCAACACTTGCATTGAGAGCAAGAGGACCATCATAGATAGGAGGTCTATAGATAAATTGAGAACTATAGCCATCTTGTTCCACGACAGCATACGCTTCCATCCCCACACAGAAAATGTTGTACACATCATTTTCATTATTGGATCCGTTTTGTGTCACACTTCCAATGCTCGAAAGTAAGAAACGTAAGTTAGATACAGAACCCCACTCAGGACGCAAGGTAGACATTTGACTTGGGTATTGAGCTTTAGCAATAAAGCCCTGTACTTGCTCTAGGTCTCCAATGAGCTGAGTGTTACCCAATGCAAAATAAGCATCACGAACAGGAGCTGTACCGAATCGGTCTTCTCCCTCAATGTTATCTGCAATGGTGTACGCATTATTATCCGCTAATGTACGGATAACAGTGTCGACGTCGGATCGGGTAATCTCTGTTGGATTATCCCCGTTAGTACCTCCTGTACAGTTAATTGAACTAGCTGTACTTTGGAGCATGTTACGAGTAAGTTCGTCCTCTGTTTGTCTTAAAGACACTCCAAGCCGTTGCGCCGCTTCATTAAGGACGGGGTCTTGGTTTTGAAGAGTTACTTGCTCGTTAAGGATGATGTAAGTACCATAGAAATCTATCTCCGCATCAATATTGACGGCTGTCAACTGTTGAGGAGGTGGCGTTACACCTGTATTCCCAAGAGGAACCGTAGCGGTCTGCAAGGGATTATACCTACGCATTCTAAGAGTAGTACCACCATTTCGGGGCATATTCTTAAGCATCGCGGGTATGTTGAATCATGTACGGAACTGGTACGGACAGAAGCTTGTACGAGAAGCTCTGTTGTACCGGTGCCGGTAACACAGTTGTGGTTGTGGTCATGCGATACCTCGGTTATTTACCGAGCTTTCACTGCCTCTGCCATTTCTTTTTGAAGCTGCTTCTTTAATTCAGGAGTCAACCCATTGGCAAAAACATTTGCTTCATGGAGAGCTCCCGATCCTTTTATCGCTTGAGCGCTAAGCGGCTTCTTGTGGTTGGATTGTACTTGATCTTTTTGCTTCATAAGATTTTGATTGGTGGGATCATATCCCAACCCTTTGAGCGTTTTATAAGCTGCAACACCTTTCGCATAGAGACCATCTGCACTTGTTCCGTCCCCACTTTGAATGGAAAAAAACAATTCGGGCTCAGTTTCTTTCAGTTTTTCCAAGTTTTCTTTAGTCACAACTTGATCGAAATCTTCGAATTTACCGCGGAGCTTCTCTGGTACTGCTTCCAGTTCCTTACGCAGGATGAGCTGTTCTAGCTTTTTGAGATGTCTCCCTTCAACTAGATCTTCTTCACCCAATTCGTCTTCTTTTTCAGAAGCTTCTTGTTTAGCACGATACTCTCGAAGCTCAGCTTCAAGTCGTTCTTTCTCTTCCCGAAGTTTTTTAAAGTTAAATTCTTTATTTTTAACTTCTTGGTCTTCCGGAGGAGAAACTTGAGTCGCTTGGCTCTGAACCTCCTCTTGTGGTTGCTCAGCTTGAGGTTGAACGATTTCCTCTTGCGGAGTTTCTTCCGCTACGTCCGGTGTTTTTGTTGCCATTCGTACTCCTGTGCGCTTGCGAAACGCGTTACTGCTTATAAGTTATTCATGCCCACTAACGGAGGGAACCGATTCATGAATTAGTTTCTAATTAAAATGGATAGGAATTTAATTCAAGTTTACCTAAAACAATTTATGAGGGATTGTTTAACCTCTCGCATAATTGATCTAATTTTCCGCTATTAAAATCCCGGGCAAACTGCACTAACTGTTGTTGTTCTTCTGGCAGTTCACCCCCCATAAGTGCTAAATCAATAGTGCTTTGCTTATCAGGGATAACCCAGACAAAATCTAACCTTTGTTCTTTAGGAAAATAGTGATAAACCACCTGGTCATATTCAGGTGTGGGACAGCTTTTGCGAGGGAAAAAATATTGTCTCACTACGTTTTTCATGAGGCGTTCCTTTTTAAAAAGAACTACCACATAAAAATCTCCTTCAAACTGGCGCTCTCCCCTTTCCACTGCTAATCTAACCTGATTTTCAAAAGAATCTTCATTAGTATTCCCTCGATGAATTTCCCTTTGAAGATCAATAGGATTAATTTTTTCATCAGGTTTTTGTTGGAGTTCATAGGAATATTGCCCTACTGTTTTTTTAGGTGAGGTGCTCATACCGTCTCCTTTTCCAAAAAAGAACTCGTTCATTTTCTTTGAGACGAGCGCCTTCCCAGTGATTTCCGGTCCACCACCCCGCGATTTTTTTGTCTCGCGAAGTAAGAAGGGTCACTAAGTCGAAAGGAATAGGAAGAGAAGATGAAGCATCGGCCCACCCTTCCTTGTTAAATTTAGTAATGAGATAACGAAATGTGTTAACTTTCTCTTTTGTCTGAAGATTGGCTGTTTGCGTCATAGACTTTCTCCTTAAGAAGTTTTAGTTCTAATTCGACAAACCGATACAAGTGACGAAGAATATGAAGAAAACGGTGAGAAGAAATATTTTCTAGATGGTCTATTTGCCAGTTTAGAAGTTCTTTTTGGCTATGAGACATAGAACAAAAGGAACAGAGGGGATGGCAAACTTTTTCTTGAGGATCTTTTTCATCTTCCCATGCAAGAAAGCATGAGGGACATTCATATTTCATAAGCTTGGTAACTAATGTTTGTCGTAACTTTCTTGTAAAATAAAGTTTAAATTAGAGCAAGAGAAAGCCTATGAACCCCCTACTCAAGATGGGCGACCCCCCTGGTCACAATTTTTATTTCTCTATGACAGACCCCCCTGTTCAGGAATATTTTTTGAGTAGGGGGTCCCTTATCAGACAAAAAAAAGACCCGAATTTTTCAAAACGGGCCTAAGGGAGAGAAGTCAGAAAGAAATTAGAATCCTATTCCCATACGACATCCCACATGGTGAATAGAAGTGTTTTCATATTTTCCAAAAGCATAAGGTTTGTAGCTCAGCTCAAAGAATACTTTTTTATTGTCGTCTAGATTAAAATCATGACCTATTGAAGCGGAGGGGTGGAGAGCATAATCTTTTTCTCGTCTTCCATAATAGCTTCGTGTTTTGACTCCGACGAGATCGGTTCCTACTCCGGCATACAGCTGCCCCTTCTCGGTAGAATGAATAGATTTAAAAATATTCACCCCCACTTTCCCGAAGTGCAATGGAGAATAGACGGTCTTCACATATTTATAACCTCCGTTCACATCAAAAATGTAAGACCCATTTTGATATCGATGTCCGATTGAAGGATGGGAGACTCCTTGGCTCCCCCATTCATAACCCAGATAGGTTGAATGACTCTCTTTTTTTTCTTCTCTACATTTATGGGTACCAAATGGAAAAGAGTCTTCCGATTCAGCTGCTATTAATGAGCTCGTTAATACCAGTCCAGTACAAAGTAACATTAATTTTGAAAATTTCATTTCTAACTCCTTTTAAATGTTAGGGTTTCTAAACTATACAGAAAATGGAGTAAAAAAACCACCCATTTTCATACTTCTTAGACTTTTCATAATAATCTTTTTAAAAACGCCGTTTTGCCGGTCTAAAAACTATGTACAAAAAGTCCCCAGTCTAATTATGATGATTTTTACTTTTTTAGACTGCGAGGAGAAACGATGAAATTTGGATACGCTAGAATCTCAACCCCAAAACAA